GCATCGTTGTCTTGCCAGGAAACCAGCACTTGATAGTCATCAACATAGCCGTCTGGCTGCACTGGTTGGTCAATGATCCGCATGGAAACGTCGCTTTCAAGCGGTAAATTTGAGTCTGGTCTGCTGTTGGTTTTTAACACTTTGACAAAGTCACGGATGGTGGTTCCGGTACGACTATCATAAATTTGTTCGTCACCGTAGAAAAAGAAGCGTGTCTGTAGCACACTGCCAAAATAATAGTTCAGCGCACGGCTTGTAACTGTGTACGATTCGCCGTCGGTTATAAACTGCAAGAACCAGCTGGCATCTAAGTTTGCGCCAGTGGTGTCACCTTCGTATGTTTGGCTCCAGGTAGCATCAATAGCAAGATTATTTGCAGTTATTAAATACCAGGTTTTAGTTAGATTATTATAACCCAGTCCAAAGTTACGATACAATTCAATCTGTGCGGCAGCACTGTTACGCACATCTGTTCCTAGATCTGTGACAAACAATGGAATAACTTGACTGCATACTGCGCCAGTGGGCACAAAATTGTTAAGCACCACAGGTCCAACTCCGTTGCTAAAATTGCCAAGACCTTGATTTGTTCCGTCATTGTAGATGGCCTGTGCTGACGCCCAGATTATTAACTTTTCATCTGCTCGAGTCGGTGTGCCCAACACTAATGTATTATTGGCATCAAAGTAATAGCCCGAAGGAGGAACAAACTTAATCAAACTGCCAGTTTGAACATATTGCATGTTATTGCTGGCGTATTGTCCAACTGGTACAGGATTTCCTGCAGAATTTTTAAAATAACCTGTTGTTTCATTGGCCAGAGTTGTGCTTTCGTTCCAGGTCACTGCCAGTGGCAACAACGACAGGCGAGGGAAATTAGCGTAGTAAAATTGTTTAGCAGGACTGTTGGCCAAGTTGACTTCAACTTGATTGGTGAGAACATCACCAATTTCATTGGTTGTCAGCCACGTGAATAGGAACGTAGGCAATGTATTGTATTCATACAAGGCACCATCACTGGAGAATGTGTTGGTACTTGAATATTTTCCAGTGTTGTCAACTAGGTCAAGGTATCGACTTGTGCCAATTGACGCACGGTTCAATGCTTTGCTTTTAATAATTGAATTGTACTGAGTGAACGGAAAGTTGTTGTAGTCCTCACCATTGACCATGCGATTCTGTGTGTAGTACCGAGCAGGTGCACGTTGCTTGATATCATCAATGGTTTCACGAGCAAGAGCATTGCTCACTGGCTCAGTGATACCACATGTCATTGTAAGTGTTTCCAGTTGTCCGGTACGGCTGACATAACTGATGCTCAATAAAACATTTTGCATCTCTTCAGGATTGATAATGTACTGCAATCCGTTTGATGCACGAACATAAGCACGGAAAGTGCCAACAGGAATTTCTGAGAATACACCATCACCAAAGTTCATGGTAATTTGATCATTGGCTCTGCTGGTAACTGAGTATATTGATCGTAGCGTTGTCAGTTGTTCGGCTGCGGCAGTGTACACACTTTCAACAAACTCCCACTCACGACTTATGTTGCCAACGTTGTCTAATTGATATAGCCAACGGTCAGTGTTGTTGACGCCTTCAATATTGATATTGACTGCACGGTTAGAAATTCGTTCTGGCAGATTAAAATCTTGGTTTTGTAGCACACCTTGTTTGAACAAGAAAAAGAAGCCGGTGTTGGCAGAAGCAAATCCCAGTTGGTCATTACGGAACAACACATTAAATTGTCCGTTAGGACGTGGACTAGGTTCGTATACATAGCCGCGGCCACTGGCTGTGGCACTGACTGCTTCAAATGGCATGTTGACACCATCCACAACAGAACTGTAAGGGATCACCGGCAAGAAGCCTGGCAACAAGTTGATTGTGTATTCGTCTGTACGAATTCCGTTAATGGTAGTTCTGTTGCCAGGACGGCCAGTGCGCTGTGTGTTGACCAATGCGGCATTTAAGATAGCAGTGAATTGTTCTTGCCAGTCAAAGTTAGTTGGATCAGCCCAGTTAACCGTGATGTTGCTCAGGTTAATGCCGTTGTAGTCCACAATGTTTTCTGTGGTTTGAATTGAAAATACTTTAAGGTACCCAGATGCTTCTGTGTTACGCTTGGGTGTGTAGCTGACCAAGTTGGCAAGTTTAACCACACTGTCACGACGTTCGGCAGTGTCTAAATAATTTTCACGTGTGTTAAGATCAGTACGGAAGGCCAGTGCTTGACCCATAAACGCCATCACATCTAGTAAGGCAATAAATTCACTTGACTCAATGTAATCGTTGAATGTTTCTGGATAGTACAGTCGTATGTAGTCAACAAAACTCTTGCGAAGAGTTTCAAAGTCATAACTTTGGAAGTTGGCTTCTTGGTAGGTTTGATAGATTCTTTTCCAATCTTCAACACCAAATACCGCAGTTTGTCTAGTAGTTTTTGCCATAATAATCCATCTTGTAGATTATTTATGGCGAAAATAAACCACCCAGTTTATGTTTACACGTAGCCTGCAGTTTGATTTTGCTGATCAAAAAACAGTGATAAGAACTGTGTTGTTTGTCCCGGCACTGTGTTTACTGCAAGTTGTATGAGTATGCCGTTGTCTTGTGGAAATAGTTCAGCAGATTCAATATAGATTCTTGGGTCTAGGCCAGCCACACGTTGTATTTCTGCCAGTATTGCTCGTTCAGTGTCTTGTGTTTGATTTTCAAACAGATAACTCCAAATCACTGTGCCGTATCCCGGACGGCCAACCAATTGCCCTTGCTGTATATTAAATGCATTCAACAAGTCGCGCTTGATCAATTCAAAGTCCACAAGTGTAAACTTCTTTGGCTGGTTGATTGTGTTGAATCCTACAAATGTTGTCATAGTAATATTTACCCTAATCTAGATTTGATTGCGGCCAATGGATCAGGCGATTGTCCTAGTCTTAGCAGTGTATTTGAATCTGTTCCTGTATAAGGTAATTTACCCAGTGCACCGCTTATGGCACCGCCTGCGCCGGTTACACTGCTTAGAGCAGATGTGGCACCGCTTATGGCACCGTTTAGTGATGCTGTTACACTTCCTAGGCCGCCGGCGCCAGACGCCCTAGCCAACAATCCGCCGGCATCTAGACCACCAGACAGCAAGCCTTTAGCTTTGCTTGCGGCATCAGTCAATGCAGATGTGTCAACTGCTTGTGGGCTGAAGTCTGGCAATCCTATTTTATCACTGCCAACTAATTTGGCAGTGGCCGCATTTAATGTAGACCTATCAATGGTTCCTTTGAATCCTGCAGCCGGAACAATGCCGGCCACTGCGGCCGGTAATTTAGTGTCGCTGAAATTAACTGCAAACTCTCCTTGTTTGGCCAGTGAGTCCATCTGAGTTGTCAGCCCAGATGTTAATTTACTGGCAGCGCCTCCGAGTGCTCCGGCGGCACCTCCAACTGCTCCGGATAATGCGCCTGTGGCACCCCCAAGTGCTCCGGATAGTGCGTTGGTGGCACCTCCAAGTGCTCCACCAATACCTCCAGACAATACATTGGCTACACCAGATGCACCGCCAGATAGTGCTCCAGATATTCCTGCTATTGCACCAGTGGCTCCAGATGTAGTTTTGGCCCATTCAACTGCTGTGCCAACTCCATATTTACTGGCATTGGCTAATAGTCCACCAAGTTGTGCTGTGCCGTTATTGGCCAATGATGAAACACTGCCAAGATTGCTGGTGATACCACCAAGTGCTCCAGATAATGCCCCAGTGGCACCTCCAACTGCTCCGGACAATGCGCCAGTGGCACCACCAAGTGCTCCAGATAATGCCCCAGTGGCACTGCCAAGTGCTCCAGATAATGCTCCAGTGGCACTGCCAAGTGCTCCGGACAATGCACCAGTGGCACTGCCAAGTGCGCCTGATAACCCACTGGTTAAACTAGATAAGCTGCCAGAAGCCAGACTGCTCAATTCTTTGGGGAGTTCTACTAGACCAGCAGTGGGCGATATCAAACTTTTTCCAGCATTGGCTGCCGCATTATATAACAGGCCGGTTGGTGCTTTTAAATCTGTACCTGGAGTTACAATTTCTCCAGTTTTGACCAAGGTGTCAAAACTAGACTTCATTAATCCAAACTGTATTTTATCCTGTAGTGGAGGATTTTTTAACAGGTCGGTCACCGCAGCCACTCCATCTTTGCCGGTCCATACACTGGGACTTTTTAATACATCAGTTAATCCAATCATTGTGCTTGTCCTAAAAATCTAGCAGTGGTGCCGCATTTTAAATATCCAGCATCTTCTAGCTGTTGCGCACTTAGTCCATACTTGCCAACACCTAATTCGTCGGTTACTACGTCAGCAGGTTGGCATACACTGGCCGCAACAGCAGCCATCACAGCCTGCACCTGTGAGGTTGACAGTGGGCCAATGCCTTCTGTCACAGTTGATTGACCCACATAGTCTGCCACTGTGATACCATTGTTGATGGGCACATTGGCCAGAACAGGCAACGAAGATATTATGCCGCTGTTATAAATTGCCAGTAACGGTGTATCTGGAACACCTGCTGTGCCACGATCAAGACGAGATTGAGTGAATTGAATTGTTGTGTTTTCTCGAGACTGTAATTGATCGCCTGATCTTAGCCCAACAAATGCGCCAGCGGCCAACTGTTCGAGATATATTTTCTCTGCTTGCACCAATGTAGAACCTGCAGGGCCGTCAAGTGTGACGAATTGTCCGTTTGGCAATGCAAATGTAAACTTAACCATTTGAACTACCTGTTACTGTTCCGCTCCAGCCCGACGGCAATGGTGGAGTGTTGGGTGGAGTGGTTGGTTGCCCTTCTTCCATGGCCACTTCAACTTCTACACCTTGATTGTGGAACGGCCATGGTTCGTGTGAGGGAGCTCGTGTCACAATACTTTCCAATCCTGTGGCTGATATTTGCCAGCCTGTGGCATTGTTAAACTCAGTGTCGGGCATTATGCGTTTTTCTAGTTTGACAGGAGGTTCTACATTTTCAGCAGATCCGCCGTTGAGATCAATTCCTCCAGCTCGCAATACCATTGCACCACCTGCGTTCCATGATCCGTTGTTGCTGACCACGGCAAGACTGCCGTCGGCACGTACACCAATGCGAGCTTTGCTGTAAAGAGTCATTTCAGTGTTGCTGGACAGGGTTATTGTTCTTTCACTTTCCAGTGTGGTGCCGGTCATACTTTTCATATTGATTGCACCGCCGGCAAACATGTTGATATCTTTGTCTGCGTGTAGATTAATTGTGCCTTGTGTGCGAACATTAACTGAGTTTGTGGCGTACACATCAACTGTGCCTTCTTGTCCAAATTCTAACCAGGCTTGGCCATTGGCATGAATGATGTAGAAAAAGTTTCCATCATCACTCATGGTGATTTGATGTCCGCCGGCGGTGCGAATTCGCACCAGTTGATCGTCGCCTTCTAAATTGCCGTCATCCAGCACAATGCTGTGACCGCCTTTGCGTCCAATCACAGTGACGTCTGCCGCACTGATTGACCCAGCGGCAATGCGTTTTTTAATGTCAGATTCGGTTAGGCCGCCTTGGTATACTGCACGTCCTGGAGTACTTACTCCAAACACAGCACTGGGACTTTCTCGCTGACTGGTTGATCCAATAGGTCCACGTTGTGTATCGCCAAGTGTGCCTTGTTGGAACATTTCTGCGGCTAGAAAACTGTGTACTGGCTTTGGCTGATTAAAGAACTGTGGGTTATCGTCAATTTTAGAATTGTTTGGATTGATTTCGGTCACTGGCAACACAGTGGCGCCATTGTAATAGCTTTTTTGATCACTGTTTTGCAGGTCAAACGCCTTGCTTGATCCAATTGCAGGAACCATATGCGTTATGCCTGCGTTTGGAATGCAACCTATGTAGTATCCAAAGTTTGGATCGCCGCCGGCAAATACACACAGCACACTTACTCCAATGTCCGGAGGAGTAAACCACATGCCGTAACTTTGTGGATTACCGTCAAGGTATCCACCAACGCTGGTGGTGTCGCCTTTTTTGCCAGGGCTCGGTGGAGTAGATCCATAAAACCCTGGACAATAACTCACTGTACGCCATAATGTCTTATTCTCAGGATCTCCTCCGCCAAATTGCTCAATGTAAACTTGTAGTCGCCCTTGTCTGGTAGGGTCAACATTATTTTTTACCACTCCAACAAATGGTCCAAACTGCGAAGGTATGCCGCCGCGGTCAAGTTTATAATTGGGCGCAACGCCTTTGGTTCTAATAATATTATCTGCCATTATGTTTCTCTGTTGATTTTTTGTACCGGTGCTGTTGATGTGGTGTTGGCCGCATTTGCATTGGTTTGAGCTGCTCTGGCAGCATTGGCCTGTGCGGCACGCTCACGCAAACTACCAGGCCTAATGTTAGGATTGCCTAGTTGCGTTCCTTGTGCCAGTATTGGATTTCCTGTGGCTGCACCACCGCCAGTGTTGCTAAATGGTGGAGGAGGCAGCACCGCAGGTGGCCTTACACCTGGATCAAACACACTTTCCGCCACATCGGCTCGTTCTACTTTGGCGGCCGCTGTGGCGGTTTTGGCGGCAGCATCTGGAATTAACACATCAACTTGCACCCCTTTGATGTCCTGCTCAAATCTGCCTTTGCTAAATTTGCTAGTAACTTCTGTTGCTACGTATGTATAGATGGCCTGAGGTGCACTAGAAACATTTGGATTTGCCAGTCCGGTTCCTGTTAAGTCATAATCTACACCAGGATTCCATTGTAAGTCAAAAATAATTTGCTGTGCATCAAAATTAATTGAGCCGTCAGCATTAAACGGATTAAAATTATAGTTCAATGAACTGATACCAGTGGCCGCTTCTCCTTGCTGTAGCCAAGCCGGATCACCAACAATGGTCAACTCACATCTGGCAATATCACTTGGGCTATACAAATAGTCGGCAGCAGATGCACCTATTGAATTTGTCAGTCCTTCAGCGCCCTGACTATTACTGCCAGCCACTGCGGCTTGGTATTCACGACCTGGGGTGTTTCTATTATTTTTTGTGTTGGAATCTGTCAGAGCCTTTGGATTGTTGAATGTTTGTTTATATAAGCTATTGAACTTTTGTTCAAATTTTAGAACTGATGTGTTTTGCCCAGTGAACCAATACTTGTAACTTTTGTGGCGTCCACGTATTTTACTCTCTGGAAAATATTCACTTTGCATACTGTTTATAGGATATGCAGAAATTACATACTTGATATTAT